ATATTCCTGAATACAAACAAATAGAAGATGTGTTGTATATTAATACAGGGGATATGTGCGAAACTGGTTCTTTTGTTATAGAAAATATGGACGGCGAGATAATATTAATAAAAGACTTTAATGAATTTAAAGGAAAATTATGAAAATAAGCACAAATGGAATTTCTTTAATTGAATCGTTTGAAGGTTTTGCTTCTAAGATTTATGATGACGTTGGTCACCCAGCGATTGGTTATGGCACAGATCTTCTTCCAGAAGAAGAACAAAAGTATAAAGACAAGACAATAACAGAAGAAGAAGCGACTCAATTGTTGGCATCTAGACTATCCAAATTCGAAGAAAGAATAAACGAATTGGTAAAAGTTCCTTTAACACAAAATCAATATGACGCATTATGTTCTTTTACATATAATGTTGGTGCTGGCGGATTTGCTAATTCTACTCTTCTAAAGAAGATCAATAACAAAGATTATGCTGGAGCAGCAAACGAATTTTCCAAATGGAATAAAGTAAACGGAAAAGATCATCCTGGTTTAACAGCAAGAAGAGCAAAAGAAAAAACTTTGTTTTTAACCTAAACTATATTATAATAAATTGTGAATCATTATACTAATGTACAATCCTGGGGTAACAAGATATTCCTACGAAAGTGGGAAAACAATCAAAGAATCAACGAAGAGATAAAAGACTTTCATCCTCCTATCTGGGTTCCTGCTAAATCTAAAGATGCCCCAACAGGTTGGAAAAATCTAGATGGATATTCTGTTTCTCCCTTTGATGCAGGTCTAATCAAAGATGTGAAGGAGTTTATACAAACTTCACACGACGCAGATAATTTCTCCGTATATGGAGATATTCAACCTCCTTATCAATTCATTTCTCAGAACTGGAAAGAAGATATTTCTTGGGATATTAACAATCTTGTTATTGCGTATCTAGATATTGAATGTGAATCAGAAGGAGGATTCCCAACAATATCAGAAACAGAAGAAAAGATAAATGCGATTGCAATTAAATTTTCTAATCAAAATTCTGCGATAGTGCTTGGTTGCGGAGAATATTCTCCATTAAAATTAACAAAAGCATTTGACTACATTAAATGTAAGGACGAGTACGATCTCTTAGATAGATTCATTAAGTTATGGAAAGAAAACATTCCCGACGTCTTAACAGGATGGAATGTTAAATTCTTTGATATCCCTTATCTTGTAAATCGTATTGCTAAATTGTTTGGCGAGAACAAAGCATCTTGGTTGTCTCCTTGGCGTATCTTAAAGCCAAGAGAGATCTTAATCATGGGAAAGATGCAACAAACATATGAGATCTTTGGGATTGCTGTTTTAGATTGGATGGAGTTGTATAAGAAATTTACTTATACAAATCAAGAATCCTATAAGTTAGATCATATTGCTTCCATAGAATTAGGCATCAAAAAAGTAGATTATTCTGAATATGGTTCTCTAAAGAATCTGTATAATTCTGATTGGGAAAAGTTTATTGATTATAACGTAAACGATATCTTCCTTGTCATGGCGTTAGAAGACAAGATGAAGTTAATTGAATTAGCAGTAACGATGGCTTATGATGCTAAGGTTAATTTCGAGGATGTGTTCTCACAAGGAAGAATGTGGGATGTAATCATCTACAATCATCTTCTTAAGAAAAGAATTGTTATTCCTCCTAGAAAAGAATCTAAAGGTTCAGATTCAATTGAAGGTGCTTATGTAAAAGAACCAATCATTGGGTTTCATGGCTGGGTCGTTTCTTTTGACTTAACTTCTCTTTATCCTATGTTAATTCAACAATATAATATTTCTCCGGAAACATTGTTAGAAGATTCTTATAGACATGTAGACATAACTTCTCTTGTTAACAAAAAAACTTCTGTGGATATGGATTCAGATGTTACTATGGCTGCAAATGGGTATCTCTTCTCTAAAGAGAAGAAGGGATTCATTCCAGAATTAATGGAGTGGATGTTTAATCAGCGCAAAGAATACAAGAAATTACAATTAGCAACTGAGAAGGAATTAGAAGCTAACAAGAATAAATTGAACGCAGGAGCCATTAAAGAATACACCAACAAGATATCCAAATACAAGAATCTTCAGATGGCTAAGAAGATTGCTTTAAATTCTGCTTATGGAGCTATGGGGAATTCTTATTTCAGGTTCTATGATTCTAGATTAGCAGAAGGGATTACAAAGTCCGGTCAGTTGTCTATTCGATGGATTGAAAGGAAATTAAATGAATATTTCAATAAATTACTTGGGACGGATAGAGATTATATTATTGCTGTTGATACTGATTCCGTGTATATCAATTTCGATCCTATTGTTGATAAATTTATTAAGAGTGGCGAAAAAGATAAAATCATTAATTTAATTGACAAGATTTGTCAGGAACAAGTAGGACCGTTTATCGATACATCTTATGCAGAATTAGCTCATTATATGAATGCGTTTTCTAATACCATGTATATGAAGAGAGAATCTATTGCAGATCGTGGAATCTGGACAGCAAAGAAAAGATACATTCTTCATGTGTGGGATTCAGAAGGTGTTAGATATTCTGAGCCTAAGTTAAAGATTATGGGGATTGAAGCGGTTCGTTCTTCAACACCTGGGTCTTGTAGAGCAAAGATTAAAGAAGCTCTTAAGATTATCATGACAAAGAGCGAGGACGATTTGATTAACTTTATCTCTGATTTTAAAGAGAAATTTAAATCTATGTCTCCGGAAGAGATTGCTTTTCCTAGATCTGTAAATGGATTGTCTACTTATCGAGACAAGACTTCTATTTACAAAAAA